TAATGTTTTTACGTGATGTGGATGAACCAATACCATCAAATACCATGATGATTTGTGTTGGTTGTATTTGGCGTATTAACGCTCCCAATGAGCGGAAAAAACCACCTAATCCGCCGATATGGGCTCCGTTTGAATTAACTGCGTTTATGGCGCTGAAGTTGCGGAAGAACAAGTTAAGTCCGTCGATTAGCATATAGCGTTCGTAAGTTGGTGTTTCCTGGTTTTCCTGGATATTGTCAAGTAGGTTAAGTAGATTTTTCTTCATCGGTTGGTTAATTAAATTATTGCGTCAATTTCGTCTGGTGTAGGGTAACTGTCCTGTTTTTCCCCCCATTCTGAATCGTCTGTGTCGATACCATATGTTCCAGCACCTAAAATATCCACCCATTCGTGCGAATGTTCTTCTTTGTATTTTTTAATTGCGTTCGGGTCGTCCTTAATGAAACCATGTGTGGTTGAAATAATTGTACCAGTTGTAGTAATACCGTTGATGTGGTTTTTATCACACGCAATTTTGGTACGCAAAGCAAATTCTACTTTTTTCTTGTCTTTGGTTGCGTTGATTTTTGATGTACCAGCATTAGTAATGTTACCAAACGTTAAACATAACGATGCATCGTAGTAAAACGTATCCCCTCCTTTATTCGTCATACGAGGTTGAGACATTGGTGTTAATGCTGGGGCTACACCTGTTTTGTTGATGATTAAGAATGTATTGGTGTATTTGGATGATTCCTTACGCGACAATACAATTTGTTGGTTAATGAAATTACCAAATTGAGTAGCGATAGCTCCACTGTTCCACATTGGGTTGTTTGTGCCTTTCTCAATGCTCATGTCGCATGCAATAGATCCAACTGAATCCCACAAGAACAATAAGTCGTATGGTAAGTTGCCTTTTTTCTGCTCGCTTAGTAAGTCAATGATGAATTTAGCGATATCCTCAATTGAATTTAATGTACTGCGGTCGCGGTAAATGAAGAATCCAGTGTGGTCAGTGATTTCACCAGTGGATTCGTCAACAACGTCCTCCATTTCGAAGCCCATTGTTCGCCAATGGTGAAAGTCGTGTTTCATTTCCGTGATGATTAACACAGGTAATACACCCATTTTCTGTGCACTTACTGCCAATTCGATTGATGTGGTACTTTTACCAGTGTTAGAGCGACCTCTAACCATCGTAATATGTCCCATAGGACACCCAGGAACAGACAGTGCTTCTTGCAGGGCCGGAGAAAAAGGAATCCAACGTTGTTCCTTGAACTTTACGTTGGATGCCAATCCTTTACTCTGCTTAAATTTGTCTAAACTAAAATTTGCTTTGATTGCTTGGTCAGCTGCTGCTGACAGTGATTGTCTTCCTTTAGCCATAACTTTATTTTAAGTAGTAAATAATATGTGTTTGAATTAGAACGGCACATCGTCGTCATCGTCTTCAAACAACTCGTCGAATTTGTCGGCTTTGGTTGTTTTAGCTGCAGGTTTAGTAGATACGCTGTAGTTGGATTTAGGTGCGGCTTTTTGCTCGTCCGGGAATACTAAACTGTCCTCGTCTTCTTCACCTACTGGTGCTAACCATTCTTGCAATGCTGCTTTGATGTCGTCAAATGGCAATGCTTTGTATGTGTCTAACGGGTTTGTTTGTTCTTCTAGTAAACGCTCAACTACTGCATCGTCATCGTATAACGGTGAAGTTTTAATTGCAACTGAAATGGTTGTTTTGTTGTAGGCTGTACCAGTGGATTCAGGTCCTACAGTGGTTAGTTTAATGTCTCTACCCACCATGATGTCTGTGAAGTCACCTACTTCTTCGTCAGCTGCTAATTGCAGGAACGCTTCGTAAATTTCCTTACCAAATTCCCACATTTTGATTCCGTCCTCTTCTGCACCACGTACAACTACAGGTACTTGGATACGAACTTTAGGGTCAAGTTTTTTGGCTAACTTCCAGTTTTCTTTGTCGTTAGTACCACGCAATTGTTTTGCGAATTCAGCGATAGGATCTTTTTCACCCCAGTTTAATGGTGATGCGATTACTTTTTTACTACCGATATTGTAGTAAAATTTCAACTCAGTGAATGGATTTTCCTTGTTAAATTTAAATGGTACTACACGAACCGTTTGTTTACCAACTGTTGGTTTGAATTTGTCCGGGTACTTCACATCGCTCTTCTTAGAGGATTGTGGGTTTTGCATTGCTTCTAACTTGCGTTTGATTGCGTCAATGTTCATATATAACTTATTTATTTGTTTACAACTTGAATATACGGAACCTTTATTGGGGAGCCAAGCATTTATTTAAATGCTTACCTCCATTCGCCTTGAGTATCTATAGTGTATAGCACTAATTTAGATGTTCCTGGTACTTTAGCGTCATTGTTGATTGGTGCCTGAGCGTCTAGCTCTTGTTTAAGTGACTCTACTTCAGATGAACTTAACCGGTGGTCTACGGGGTACATTGATGTTGTTCTAGTATCAATTTGGTTTGATTTGTTGTAGATTAATTGGTTTTCGGTTTGGTATGAGTATTGGTATATGTACTTTGGGTGGTCTTTGGAACATGAACCTAATGATAACGCTACGGATAATGCAGCTCCAAGTACAACTTTGTGAACACCAGATTTTAATTTACTCATGGCGTCTTTAAACATACCTTCAGTGATGATTCCAGCCAATAATTGCATCCTAAGTTCTTCTTCAGTATAAATCATATTTCAATTATTTTGTATATGCGTGTTTGGAGTGTTTTGATTTGCCCCTCTTGCGTTAATAATATGCTGTTTTTGTAGTGTTGCCAGTCGATAGGGAATTTTGGGTCAACTACACCACCGTTTAAACGTTTAATTAGTTCGTTTAATGAGTTAATGGTGTACAAGACATTAAATTCTTTCTTGCGGTGTACTAGAATTGTGTTTTCTGGTATATCTGTTACATTGCCTTGGTCAATGTTGTATGTTACCACGTATTCGTTGTTACTTTTAATGTGCAAAACGAACATTTTGTTGTATAATATGCTGTACTTACTTGAAAGACCGCCAATTAGGTTGTCTAGGTCACCGAGTGTGGTGAAAGTACATAGTAAACGGTTGTTCATGTTTAAGTCTGTATTCATAAATAGGTCATAGTCATAGCCATGACTCGTATTATACGTATACGGAGTTTCTTCTAAGGTTGGGTACATAACTGATTTTATTTGAAATTATACGTGTCACCCGCTTTGGCTTTCACATTTAGTTTACATTGTTTAAACACATCCAGTATTTGTGACATGGTTTCTGTTTCTGACTCATCAACGTCGAACAGGAAACTGTCGTATACGGACAATACAAGTTTTGTGTTTTTACCACGCAACAGTTTAAATATTTTCCACATTAATTTAACGTTAGTTGCGGTCTCGTAATTTTGCAACACGTAGTTGAGTAGCTTTTGTGGATTCATGTCGCTCAACTTGTCACGCTCAAATTTATACTGCGATAATGGGCATTCAATGTAGCCGTTAGTGGTGAATTGATGCCATAATGTGTCTGTATATTTTTTTACTTTGCTGAAATATACTAAATTTTCGTATTGTTTCCAAATTCCTCCGTAAAGTTGCTGGAAGGTAATTTCCTTTGCTTTGTGGTAATCCACCTTATATAGGTTCGCAAAATATAAATGCACATCTTGCCCACCAAAGTCATGATCCACCAAATGTGATAAAAGCACAGGATGATACCCACTAACATCCAACTCAATGAAAGTATCGTTGTTCGGTATAAAGCATTCTCGTTCGCCATTGTCTTTACTTAAAGTATTAAAGTTAATACCACCAAACGTATTTGACGGTCTAGTGGTTGTTGTATTTAAATTGTAGTGTGTGTAGACGCGTTGTGTATCGTCTTTTCCGAAGCATCGCTTATACTCGCCTGTATTAACTGATATTCCACTGCGTTCTAACATGTTGTATGCAATACAAGCTTTATTGTAGAAATGTGTAGTGTTGGTTTCGGGTAACACGCTAAAGCGTTGCTCAAACCATTCGTAATGTTTTACAATTGGTATGATTATGTTAACGTCTGCTCGGTCTGGATATAAACGGTAAAAATATTCGTGTGTTGGTGTATGTGTGGGTAGTTTAACATGTATTCCAGGTACAGGGCAAGCAATGCTTTTGTGTGTGAAGTAGTGGAGGAATTCCTTTTTGTCGTGTACATGGATTGTTTCGATGCTGTCTAGCACGTTCTGAATTAAATCAAGAGGTAAATTGATTGTGTCGTTGTGGTTGATTGGTAGTATGTATCCCTTGTCGTTTTGTGTGGGTTTAAGGTATAGAGCACATATTTCGTTTTCTTGTGCGTGGTGAGTGTGGGATATAGGGAGTATGTCCACGTATACGTTTTTATGACGTATGCGACATAAAATGTCAATTTTATCTGTATCCTCAATTAGCCAAAACATGTATTGAAGATACGAATAAAATGCTAAACAGCAAAGTATTTTGCGTAGTCTTGTTTAAAATATTGCGAGAAACCATACCAC